GCGACAGAGCGGATGAGCTGCTGGCGGAGGGTCATGCCGCGCGCTTTCCGGCCAGCGTTTTGACCGTCAGTTCAAGCAGCGCCTCCTTCGCGGACGCGGCCTCATCGCACGTGCAGGCCAGATGCTTGCGCATCGGATCGCGGCGCGCACGCTCGCCGACCCAGCCGATCAGGCCGTAGCAGTGCGGGCATTCATAGCGGATTTCGCGGGCCATCGGACTCCCCAAGCGGTTGCTTGAGGACGGTTAAGCATATCAGAATATGCTATGCAAGCACTTTTTCACATTGCGATATGCTTTTCGACTAAAGCGCTCGCGGCCGATAATCTCCGATGACGATTCCCTTGATCTCGATCGTGTCGATGTTCTCGGGCGGATTGTCGGTGTCGATGGGCTGCTGATGTTCCGGCTTGGTGGAGCGCGGCCAAAGCCACCGCTTGCCAGCGTCGTCGACGCGCAGCTCCTTCACGGTTGTTTCGATCTGACCGTCATGGCTATAAGCATAGACGATGACGTGATCCTCGTGCCGCGGCGGACGGAAGTCGAGGAAGTCCACCCATATGACCACGGCGCCAGGCCGATATTCCAAATCCATTGAATAGCCGCGAACTTCCAAGGCTTTCGCGCGCCTTCTGAAACGCTGAGGCACAGGCACGTCCACTGAATACCAGCGCGAGCGATCCCACTCGACTGCCTCGTGGAAGGCCCCCGCTTCTACCGAGCCACTAACCCAAATGGACGTCGGCGACGGTGGTTCCGGCGTATCCCCGCTGATGCGCCAAACCGGGACTTCCATAGTGCGCGCCAGTTTCGCATAGGTTCGTGGGTCAAGCGCGTTCGAGTGGCCATTGATAAAATTGTAAATTGAATTTTTGTCGACGCCGGACTGTTTGGCCCAGCGCGCGATCTTCAGCCCATGCTCTTTGATGAACGACCGCAAAATATCGCGACGCTCATCGGGCGTTCGCTCCATGCGTGAACGCATAGTGAAGCGGCCGCACATGCTGGTATGATTTTGCGCTTGTATGGCATATCGAAATATGCTTTTTAGCGCAGCATGGTCACAGACTTCATCGAGCGCGTCCGCTCCGCCCTGAAACGGGACGGCGTGACAGCTGCCGGGCTGGCTAAGCGCGCCGGTCTGCATCGCAACACTCTCTATGGAGCCGGGGCTCAAGGCTGGAATCCTACTGCCGCGGTTCTCACCGCATTGGAACCGCACATTGAGGCGATCGAGCGCGGCGAATGGAAAGAGCCGCCCGCGGACGAACCCGCTCCCGAAGAGCCGAAAGCCAAAGCAGCATGAACCCGGCGCGTCTTAACCCCGCGTGCCGGTTGGACGGCGACCAACGTTGCCCCACATCGAATGGTCGCCGTCCTTCACACGCCTCTAGCCCAACCGGGAGCTGACCGGAATGGGGGAGGCTTTGACGATCCTGCTTTGCCTCGCGCTGGTCGCGCTCGCGATCTGGGGCCTTGATTGGGTCGACCGTGTATTTCGCCAGATCGAGGCTGAGGAGCGCGCCGCGAACGCGCTGCCGTGGGGCGAGGTTGTCGAGCTTCCCCGAGAGGCAATAATCGGCGGCCCGGCGAAGAGGAGCCGAGGGACCGGGGAGGAGGTCGGAGCGCCGACCGAGCCGCCGAAAACGCATCACATCACCCATGTTCTTCCGCATGGTCGGGGGGACAGATAGTGGCGACGGCCGCTAATATCTTCGCGTTATTCGGCGTCGGCCTGAGAAAATCTTGCCAGATCGCCCTCTCCCGCGCCGTGCAGAGCGTGCAGCTGGCCGAGGGTTTCAGCGACGACGAGATGGCGGAAGTGTTGGGCTGCGAGCGCGGCACTGTTCGCAACGTGCGCGAGCAAAACACGCTGCTCGAGTTCGACAAGATCGTGCGGCTGCTCGGGCGCTATCCCAGCCATTGCGAGGAAATTCGCCAGCTTTGGCTGAACATTCCGACCGAGCCCGAAACGCCTTCTGAGAAGCGGCGTCGGCTGATCCGCGAACTGCAAGCGCTTGAAGATGTGAACTGAGTACCCGGCGTTCGCGCCGGCGGGGAGTGAGTTGAACATGGCCAGTGCAAAGAACGAAGCGCGTCCGGTTGAGGCCGAGGCGCGGGTGGGGTTCTGGACCCTGCGCGCGCCGCTTCCGAGCGAGGCGTGGAACAGGCCGACTCCGCTGCCGAGCAAAGCCTTCCGCGCGAGCGTGGCGAGGAGCCGGAAGGACCAGAAAGGATGAGCGTCTATTTCATTACCGCTCGCGAACTTGGAAGAGTGAAGATCGGCTTTACGGCTGGCGACCCCGATGTTCGCAGAGCTGCCCTGCAAGTTGGCTGTCCCTCTCGCCTGAGGCTTGAGGCAGTCATTCCAGGGCATGTCGTCGCCGAGGCTGAACTGCATCATCGCTTCGCGGATCATCGCATCGTCGGCGAATGGTTCGCTCTCACGGACGATATCGAGCAAATCATCGCCGGCGCGCCAGCTGAACTGCGAACGCAGGAGCAGATCGACAGGGATAGGGCTGCTGAACTGCTGCAGTTTGTAGAGCGCATTGAGACACTCGACGAGCGGTTGCGCATCCTAGCACGAGAGCTTGCCGCCACCTACGCAGAGGCCAAGGCCGCAGGTTTCGACAAGTCCCTGATCAAGCATCTGATGCGGATCCGTGAGATGAATCCGGCCGAGCGCGCCAAACTCGATTCTCACGGGCTGCTTCCCGTTTATTCGCAAGCGCTGATGGCGGCCTGACGTGATCGAGCTTCCGTTCCCTCCTGCATCGCTCAGCGGCCACAACAAGGGCCACTGGCACGCGAAGAGCGGCATCGTCGCCAAGCACCGCGGATGGGCGCTCAGGGCCACGCTGGCCGTCCGCAATCAAGTTTCTGTCCCGCTGGCCGACGACAGCGACATTCGCGTCTCGGTGACGTTCTATCCGCCGGACAGGCGCGGCGATCGGGTGAACTTCCCCAACCGGATGAAGCCTTATTGGGATGGCATCGCCGACGCGCTGTGCGTGAACGACAAGCGATTCCTGCCGGCGTTCCATTTCGCCGAGCCTGTGAAGAATGGGCGGGTCGTCATTGTGATCGGCGGATCCGCATGACCCGCGTCGTCCACATCGACCGTCGCCCGCGCCGCGATTCTGGCACCGCGACCGGCCTCGACCTGATGCTGCACCTATCCGAGCTCGCCCGGCAGACACGGGCGCCCGGACAGACGCTGCAGTCGCGGCTCAATGAATTGCGGCGGGAGGTCGGGGCGTGAGCATTCGCATTCTCATCGGCGACTGCCGCGAGAAGCTGCGGAAGCTGCCCGATGGCAGCGTGCATTGCTGTGTCACATCGCCGCCTTACTTCGGGCTTCGCGACTACGGCGTTGAGGGGCAGATGGGCCTTGAACCGACGCCTGACGAGTTCGTGGCCGGCATGGTCGAGGTGTTCCGCGAAGTGCGGCGCGTGCTGCGCGATGACGGAACGCTGTGGCTGAATATCGGCGATAGCTACGCTGGCTCGTGGGGCGCACAGAGCCGGGGTAACGAAACTGGCGAGCGCTCATCAACCATCCAAGGCGGATCGATGCTGTCCGCGCGCCAGATCGAGGCGCACCCCAAAGGCACACAAACCGGCAGTTTGAAAAACACGCCGGGATGCAAGCCGAAAGACCTAATCGGCATTCCGTGGATGCTCGCCTTCGCGCTTCGCGCCGATGGCTGGTTCCTGCGCCAGGACATTATCTGGTCGAAGCCGAACCCCATGCCCGAGAGCGTGCGCGACCGCTGCACGAAGGCGCACGAGTATCTGTTCCTGCTGAGCAAGTCGCAGCGGTATTACTACGATGCAGAGGCAATTGCTGAAACGGTCTCCGATGCGACCGTTGCGCGGCTCGCGCAGAACGTAGAGCCGCAGACTGGCAGCGACCGAGTTCCGGGTAAAACAAATGGACGAATGAAGGCGGTAGGGCGTCCCGGTCCTAATGCCAACAGCAGCCTGCAAATGAGCGGCAAGGGCGGCTTTGTTGTGGAGCGTCGCAACAAGCGCAGCGTTTGGGAAGTCGCCACTCAGCCGTTCAGCGAAGCGCACTTTGCCACCTATCCGCCGGCGCTGATCGAGCCGTGCATCCTCGCGGGCTGTCCCGTTGACGGCACTGTGCTGGACCCGTTCGGCGGCGCGGGAACGACCGGGCTAGTCGCTGACAGGCTCGGCCGCGATGCAATCCTAATCGAGCTCAACCCCGATTATGCCGCGATAGCCGAGCGCCGGTTGAACGCCGATGCACCGCTCCTCGCAGACGTGCGTGCAGCATGACCGCCTTCGTCGCCCCGTCCTCCACCAGCGAGCCCCACATGGCGGGCGGCGCGGCGATACGGTGAGCGGGTATGTCTATTTTATCACGACGGCCGAGGCCGAGCGCGTGAAGATCGGGTACACGAAGAACAACCCGCAGGCCCGCTTGCGCGACCTCCAGGTCGGCTCTCCGGTAAAGCTTTGCATCATTGCGACGCAGCGCGGATCATGTTCTCTCGAGCGAGAGCTGCACGGTGAATTTGATCAGTATCGCCTCCACGGCGAATGGTTCGAGCTCGCGAGTCCGATCGCGCAGCGAATTGCGGAGCTGAACAGAAAGGCGTTCGCCGAGGCGGAGGCTGCGGGAGCCTACGCGCCGAAGTGGGTCCGCATGTTCCACGCCTTCGAGTGCGGCGCATCTCCAGAAGAAGCGGACGCTGCATAATGGCCGAGTTTCCCGCCCTTCCGCTGTGGACCGACGCCTATCTCGGCGACACCACGCACCTGAATGCGATCCAGCATGGCGCATACCTGCTACTGCTGATGACGGCGTGGCGCAGCTCCTCCTGCTCGCTTCCCGACGACGACAAGCTGCTCGCCAGATATGCTCGCTGCTCAGCCGCTCAATGGCGGTCGCTCAGGCCGGTCATGGCCGAGTTTTTCACCATCGAAAACGGCCGCTGGACGCAGGGTAGACTCACAGATGAGTTTCAGGCCGCCGTGGATAGGCGTGAAAAGGCTGCTGCGAACGGGCGTGCTAGTGCATTGAAAAGAAAGGGAAGGCACTCAGCAAAGCGTAAGCAGAGCGTGAACGGTGCGTCAGCGAAGCGTGAGCCGAGCGAGAACTTAACCATTAACCCTGAACACTCTTCCGAAGATAAATCTTCGGGGGCCGAGCCCCTGCAAATTGATCCGGTCAAGGAGATGTTCGACCTCGGCGTCTCGATCCTGACCGATACCGGCATGACCGAGCGGGAAGCGCGTTCGCTCGTTGGCAAATGGCGCAAGAGCCGAAGCCCAGGCGAGGTCATCACGGCCCTTCTGGAATGCCGAGCGCAGGCGATCAGTGAGCCCGTCGAATGGCTGACCAAACGGCTGCAGCCCGCGCGGTACGTTTCGAAGAGCGGCTACGAGTACCGCGGCGACATCGAGGCTGTGATCCGCGAGGCTGAACGGCGCGGCGATAACGACACCTATTGGGCTGCGAAGGCGGACTTGAAGCGCACCTCAGCGGGATTGGCGAGCGGGTAGGGAGGGAAGATGTGGAGACCGGCGATTGGTTCATCTTGCGCACGGCCGGGCGCTCGACGCTCGTACTCGCGAAGAGCCTCGCGGAGGACGGCTTCGAAGCGTGGACGCCGGTCGCGACGCAGATCGTCCGCGTTCCTCGAATGAACGCCAGACGCGAGATCAGGCTTCCGCTGCTTCCGTCGTTCGTGTTCGTCAGGGCGAACCACCTGCAGGATCTGCTGCAGCTCGCACGAATGCACGAACGACCACGCCGCGGCTCAACTGGACGGTCGCCGGCGCATCGTTCGTTCAGCGTGTTCCACTACCTCGACAGCATCCCACTGATCCACGACAAGCACCTCGAGCCGCTGCGCCTGAAGGAACGCGAGGCAGTGCCGAAGAGCATCCGGCCAGGCTTCAACCGCGGCGCCAATGTGCGGGTCACCAATGGCGCATTCCAGGGTTTGAAGGGCAAGGTCGAGCGCAGCAAATCGGGCTATGCGATCGTGATCTTCAGCGATTGGAAACGGCCGGTGAAAATTCCTACTTTCCTTTTGGCCGAAGATGAGGCACTTTCCTCCGACGTCGCGAAAGCGGCATGAGACGGTGATGCCAAGCTTCCGGACCATTGAGTCCGCTATCCTCGCGAGAGGCAGCTTCTCTCACCGCCGACCTTCACGTCCGGCGCGACCGGAGGGAGGTTTATACGCTGAAGAGGCGGGCCGAGAAGCCGTTGGAGCGGCAACTCAGCCCTGACCAAACGAACGTTGGAGGTTCGAGTGGCTCATTATGGAATACCCCAACCGAACCGTCTTGCTCAACTACCAGCGGAGATCGTGACCGGGATTTATTTCCTCTGGTTCGGAAACGAGATTGTCTACGTCGGGCAATCGCGGAACATTACCCAGCGCGTCTTTCAGCACGTTCAAGATGGAACGAAGCGCTTCGACGGACTATCGTTTCTTCCGGTTAAGCCGTCGCTTCTGAACAAATTCGAGAGGCGCTACATTGAACGGCTGCTGCCGCGGTATAACCAATGCGGCATCGCGAGAGCGGCTAGGCTGCTTCGAAGCCACGGGCACGCCGGACCATTGTCGCTCCCGAGCGGAACGCTGAACGACTATGAGGCAGCAGACTACCTCGGCATTACTGTCGAGAGCCTGATCGCCTTGAACCTTGTTGAAGCGAGGCGCGTCCGGAAGCCGAGAAGCAATGTCCGCAGGCAGGTTCGGCGCTACGCTGCGAACGACCTGTTAGCATGGTCTGAGGCCAATGCTGATCTGCTCCGCTCATTGCAAGCAGGATAACCACCCTTTCAGGCGTGTCACCGCACTGCTCGAACCCGCCGCCCACACGAGCCACACTCTGACTGCTCCCCTCGGAAACAGGCTGCGTTGTCGGTGCGGCGGGAACCATTGGAGGCCGCATGGTAGCGCAGCGGCAGGATTATGATCGTTGGTACAAAACGGCCCGCTGGCAGCGATTGCGACGCGAGCAGCTAAACAAAGAGCGGTTCTGTCGGATGTGTCTTCCAGTCTTAGTGCCGGCGACGATCTGCGATCACGTCGAGCCCCACAAGGGTGATGAAGCAAAATTTTGGAGCGGCCCATTTCAATCGCTCTGCAAGCTTCACCACGACAGCGACAAGAAGCGAATTGAGCATGGCGGAACGCCGAAGCCCGTGATCGGCGTCGACGGATGGCCTGCATGAGGAGAGGGTTCGTGGCCGACTTTTCTGGATCGACAGTGTCCAAGGACGAGATGCAGCAGATGGTCGAGATTATGAGAAGGCCGTCGACGATTCCGCTCACGCCTTTCGGGCAAGCGCGGAAAGCAAGCCACGAGCGAAAACTGCCTAAATGGCGGCGAGCATTGCTCTGGCTGAAGGCGATCTAGCCTGAGTTTCAAACGCGTTCGATTCACCTGACAATTTTCATGAAACAATCGAGCCGAGCCGAGATGGATGCTCCAGATGTACCGCTAATGCGCGGAGGCCGGAAGATCAGACCTCGTACGTGCGTTGTTTGCTTTCGCGAATTTAAACGCAAGAAGCGCGGTCCCAAGGATCCACTGCTGTGCTGTTCTCGAGAGTGCGGATTTGTCCTGATGCGCCGTCGTGGCGAACAGAGTCGTTTGGTCACACAGGCGAAAGCTGAATTCGCTAGATGGGCAAGAAGGGCGAAACGTAGGGCCAAGCGAGAAACCTCCATCCGGCACTGCAGATGCGGCAGCGTGGTCAGCAAATGGTGCAGTTATTGTCCGGCATGTGCTCACCACCGGAGAACGAAGGCAAATCGGAACTCACCGTCGAGGCGTGCAGATAAAGCCTATCGCAAGGCGCTAAGCAGAGGGTTGGTTTCAGGAGCTGAGCGCTTCGACCCTCTTGAGGTGCTCGCCCGGGATGGTTGGCGTTGCCACATATGCGGCGTGTCTACGCCAAAGCGGCTGCGCGGAACCTACGACGACCGGGCCCCTGAGTTGGACCACATCGTGCCACTAGCTGCGGGTGGTCAGCATACTAGGCTCAACACTGCCTGCGCGTGTCGTCGCTGTAATATTAGGAAATCAAATCAACCGCTCGGTCAGCTACGTCTAGTCGCATAGGCGGGGGGCATGAAAAAATAAAATTCGCGTTGCGCGCTAGGGCGAGCCGCACTCGCACAAAGTTAAATCGTAACAATGCCTTGCGCGCGCGTAACAGCCGGAGATCATTCATGGCTCGTAAGTCTGCCGCGGCACTTGCGGTCGTCGGTGGAACAGACATCGACGGACGTCCGAAACCGCCAGAAGATTTGACTGAATTTCAGCGCGAGGTTTGGGAGCGGACGGTTGCCAATGAGTCGGCGGACATGTTCAGGACCGCTGCGCTTCAGCAGCTACTCAAGGAATATTGTCGACACGTTGAGACTGCCGACCGACTGAGCAAGAAGGTCGACCGCGCGACCTGCGAAGGCTCGAACATGCCGTTCCAGGAAGTCGAGGCGCTGATCCGGATGAGGGCCCGGGAAACTTCCGCGCTTGCCGACAAGGCGACGAAGCTGCGGCTTACGAATCAGAGCAGGTACACGCCGGGCGCCGCAGCGACAGCGGCGAAAAACTCGGCTCCGGCGAAGAAGCCTTGGCAAAGCGTGGGCTGACGCGCGGCGAGCGCAACATCCGGTGGATTGAGTCATACTGCCGAATCCCAGAAGGTAAGGACGTCGGAAAGCCGGTCCGTCTTCGCGATTGGCAGAAGCGGGACATCCGGAAAATCTACGACAACCCCGCTGGCACGCGACGGGGCATCCTCTCGTTTGGGCGAAAGAACGCAAAAACCACTGAGGCCGCGTTCCTGCTGCTGCTCCATACCTGCGGACCGGAGGCGCGGGTCAATTCGCAGCTGAACAGCGCGGCGCAGTCGAAGGAACAGGCCGCGATCCTGTTCAAGCTGGCGGCAAAGATCGTGCGCATGTCGCCTGATCTGGCCTCGGTGATCGTCGTTCGGGACACGGTGAAGGAGCTTTTCTGCCCCGAACTCGGCACGCTTTACAAGGCGCTGAGCGCAGAAGCGTCGACGGCGTATGGGTTGTCGCCGGTCTTCATCGTTCACGATGAGCTCGGTCAGGTCAAAGGTCCGCGATCGGAGCTGTACGATGCGCTCGAGACGGCGGTCGGCGCGCACGACAACCCGCTGTCCATCGTCATTTCGACGCAGGCACCGAGCGACGGAGACCTGCTGAGCATCCTGATCGACGATGCGCTCGCAGGCAATGACCCACGCGTCGTTCTATCGCTCTATACGGCGGAGCAGGATCTCGACCCGTTCGGCGAGAAGGCAATCAAGCAGGCGAACCCCGCATTTGGTGATTTCCTGAACGCCGACGAGGTTCGAGCGATGGCCGAGGACGCCCGGCGAATGCCGAGCCGCGAGCCGCAGTATCGCAATTTGGTGCTGAACCAACGCGTCGAGATGAGCTCTCCGTTCATTTCGAAGTCGGTGTGGCAGTCGAACGGCGGTGCGGTTTCGGAGTGGCAGCGTCTGCCGGTCTGGTCAGGACTCGACTTGTCGGCGGTCCATGACCTCACGGCGCACGTGCCGATTTGCTGGGTCGAGGACGCGTGGGAGGTCAAACCGACGTTCTGGCTTCCGGAAGAAGGGTTGCGGGAGAAATCTCGAACCGACCGGGTGCCATACGACTTATGGGCCAAGGAGGGCTTTCTCGAAACGACGCCAGGTCGCGCGGTCGAGTACGAGTGGGTCGCGAAGCAGCTCTACGATTTCGAGTTGAAGTACAACTGGCAGAAATGCGCGTTCGACCGATGGGCGTTCAAACATCTGCGTCCGTGGCTATTGAAGGCTGGATTTTCCGAAGAGCGCCTAGAGGAACTGTTCGTCGAGTTCGGCCAGGGCTTCCAGTCCATGAGCCCGGCGCTCCGCGATACCGAAGCCGCATTACTCGCCGGCAAGGTGAGGCACGGGAACCACCCTCTCCTGACGATGTGCGCCGCAAATGCCGTCGTGACCACCGATCCGGCCGGCGGCAGGAAATTGAACAAGGCGAAGTCAGCGACACGCATCGACGGGATGGTCGCGCTCGCTGAAGCCTTCGGCGTGGCGCCCGACGGGGTAGATGCAGCGCCAAGCTACGAAATGCTCATCATCTGAAGGAGGCTCCATGCAAAACCGGGCCTATTCGACATTCACGGTCAAGGCGATCGACGAGGGCCAGCGCACGATCAGCGGCGTTGCGACCACTCCGACAGTCGACCGCGTCGGCGACATCATTGAGCCGCTCGGCGTCCAGTACAAGAACCCGATGCCATTTCTGTGGCAGCACGACCATGAGTCGCCGGTCGGCACGGTGAATTTCGACAAGCCGACGAAGGACGGAATCACCTTCACGGCGAAGTTCGTGGACCCGGGCACGGTGGACTCGCCGTCGCTCAAAGACCGCCTTCAAATGGCATGGGACTCGGTGAAGACCGGCTTGGTGCGCGCCGTGTCGATCGGCTTCCGTCCGATCGAATATGCCTTCATGGAGGACAGCAACGGCATCCGTTTCATCGAGACGGAGGTGTTCGAACTTTCGGGCGTGACCATTCCGGCCAACGCCGAGGCGCTGATCTCTGGCGTGAAGAGCCTCTACGGTGCGACAGACATCGACATCATCAAGGCGGTGGACGCCGAGGCCCGCCATGCGGCCGGCGTCCCCGACCCAGAAATTCCAGAGGCGCCGACGGTACGTGCCGCGCCAGGCAAGAAAACCGTCGTCGTCAAACTGGCTGCACCTGCCCGCGACCGGGCTCCTTTCGTCATCAAGAAAATCCACCCGGAAAGGAAACGGGCATGAACTACGCAGAGCAGATCGCTGCTTTCACCGAGCAGCGCGCGGCCAAGGCCGCACAGCAGAAGTCGATCATGGATGCGGCGGCAGAGAAGGGCGAAACGCTCGACGAGGCGCAGCAGGAAGAGTTTGACAACCTTCAGACCGAGATCGAAGCGATCGACGGCCACCTCAAGCGGCTCCAGCAGGTCGAGAAGTCTGTCGGAACAGCGCTCGCCGCCCCTGTGAACGGCAAGTCGAGCGAGGAAGGCGGCGCTTCCCGCGAAGGCAAGATCGTCGTCAAGGCTCCAGAAAAACTCGAGAAGGGCATCGCATTTGCTCGCATCGTGAAGTCTCTCGGCGCCGCCAAGGGCGATACCGGCCGCGCGATCCGCATCGCCGAACAGCGCTACGGCGCCGACAGCGATGCCGTTGGTGTTCTCAAGGCGATCGACCTCAGGGGAACCGACAAGCTCGCGTTCGATGGCTTTGAGTCCGTCCAGAAGGCCAGCGTGGTCGCCGGCTCGGCGATCTCCGGCGACTGGGCCGCGGACTTGGTTCTCACCGAGGGCGGCACGTTCGCCGACTTCGCTGAGTTTCTCCGTCCGCAGACCGTGCTGGGCAAGCTCAATCTCCGCCGAATCCCCTTCGACACCGCTGTCGGAATTTCGACCAGCGCTGGCGGCGGCGGATGGGTCGGGGAAGGCAAGCCGAAGCCACTGACCTCGTTCAACTTCGACAAGTCCACGCTGCCGCCGCTCAAGTGCGCGAACATCGTGGTTCTGACCGAGGACTTGCTTCGTCGTGAATCGTACAGCGCGGAGACGCTGGTTCGCGACGAGATGGCGAACGCGCTCACCCAGATGATCGACACGGACTTCCTCGATCCGGCCAACGCCGGCTCGGCGGGCGTAAAGCCGGCGTCGATCACGAATGGCGCGCCTCACGGTGCGGCTTCGGGTACGGGCGACGCTTCGGACATCAGAGCCGACCTTCGTTCGCTGATCAACGAGTTCGTCGTGGCCAACCAACAGGGAAGCCAGATCGTCCTCATCATGCGCGCGACCGATGCTCTCGCGGCCGGGATGCTCGTCAATGCCCTCGGCCAGCCGGAGTTTCCGAACATCAGCATGGGCGGAGGTTCACTCTTCCCCGGGCTCGATGTCGTCACCTCTCAGGTCGTGCCGTCGGGAACGGTCATCGCGCTTCAGCCGAGCGAGGTTTATCTCGGCGATGACGGCGGGTTCATGGTCGACGTCAGCCGCGAAGCCTCTCTGCAGATGCTCGATAATCCGACGAACGATGTCGCGACTCCTACCGCGACGAGCCTCGTCTCGCTGTGGCAGAACAACGCCGTCGGCTTCCGCTGCGAGCGCGTTCTGAACTGGGCCAAGCGGCGCACGACCGCGGTTGCCTATCTCACCGGCAACGTGTGGGGCGGTTCGGTCAACGATCTGAGCTAAGTCCCCCGGGCTCAGCGGGGCGGTCCTCTCAACTGGGCCGCCCCATTTTTCCAGGAGTGAAGGCATGGCGACGAAGCAGTTCTACGCCACCGGCGATTTCAAATATGGCACTCGGATGCTGCGCGCCGGCGATGGGCCGTTCCCGATGGATGGTCCGACCGCGCGATTGTTCGCTGCGCTCGGCAAGATTTCAGCGGAAAAGCCAAAGGCCGCGAAGGCTGACGCAGAAGAGCCGACCAAGGACGCAATTCCGGCGATGACCACGCAGAATACTGGTAAGCCGAAAGCGCAGCGCACTCCCCGCAAGAGGGTGGCAAAGAAGGCGAAGTGAGCGGATCTCTCGCTTTCCGAAAGAACGAAGACGCGATTCGGGCCGGCGACGTCCCGGACAAGTACGCGCGGCTGCTTCCGTTCATCACGGGGCAGCGGATCATCGAAATAGGCTCGGCCGAGGGCGTGCTCGCGCTTTTGCTCGCCAGCCAGGGCAAGGACGTGACCGCGCTCGAAAAGAGCGAGGAGCGGCACCGGACTGCAAGCAAGCTTTATTCGGAATGGCTGGCGCGGGAGAAGCGCTTCCAACCGCCGCATTTCGTGAATGGCTGCATTCAGGACAACCTCGGCTTGCTCGAGAACAAGGACACGCTCGTTGCCGTGCGGGTGATCTATTATCTCGCCGGCCAGCTGAACACGGTCTTTGCCGAAGTGGCGAAGAAGGTGCCGAGGGTCGTCCTCTGCGGCAACAAAAACCGAGCAGCACGATGGCGAGCAGGACGGCCGGACGAGCCGCTTGGGGATATGAACCGATACGCCGCGCGCGAGGGCATGACTGAGCTGCTGACGCGGCACGGCTACAGGATCACGCAGACGGTTACGGAAGGCGATGAGATCGTCGTCGGCGAGCGGTGATTTGGGTCGACCCGGCACTCATTCGCTTCAAGATCAGCCCGCACGATGATTTGAGAGGCGAAGCCGGCGGCGACTGGGATATTGACCGCCGCTATCCGCTCGCCGGAGCAGTGAAGCATCGCGCGATCGCTCAGCGCTACCGGAATGGCCTCAAGTGGGAAGAAACGGACCTGTTCCGCGACATCTATGCCCGCCGGATCGCCGAAGAGCCGGTCCGCGGCGAAGCGACCATGCAGGGCCTGCTGGAGCAGTATTACGACCGCGTCGACCAGCTGTTCGATCAGCTGCGGCGCAACGGTTTCCAGGACTGCCACCCGCTTCCGGTGCTGCTCATAGGGCGAGACGGCGAAGTCTTCATCGGCAACCAGGGCAATCATCGGCTCGCAATGGCGCAGGTGATCGGGCTCGACCGCATCGCGGGGGAAGTGATTTGCAGGCACAAGGAGAACAGGACGTGATTGATCCTGAGAAATTCGAGAAGCTCGCTGGAAAGATGAGAAATACCGCGCGGTTGGCATCGGTAGCCAAGATCGCATCCGTCCACGCGGAAGAGGAGCGCCAAAGGGCTAAAATCAAGGCTGCGGCCGCACAGGCGGAGTTCGACAAATACGTTTCCGAGTGTGCCAAGGCGGACGAAATGCCGAACCTCCTGCACGAAGGCGTCTGACTTGCAGACACAAGTGCTTGAGCGTGGTCTAACGGGCGTTCCGCCGATTCCGGCGATGACTACTGACGCCGAGCGCGAATGCTACTACCGGCTCGCGAAGGAAGCGGCGGCCAGCGGCGCAATCGTTGAGCTCGGTGCATGGATGGGGGCCTCGACCGCGTACATAGCTGCCGGCATTCGCGACAGCGGTGTTAGTGCCAAGGCGCATGTCTACGACCAGTTCATTTCGAAGGCCGGGCACATCGAGAAGGTCAAAGCCTTCTACGACAAGAACGGCATCGACGCCGTTCCGGTTGGACCATCGCTTGAGGCGTTCAAGTCGAACCTCGGCCCACTGATACGGTTCGTCGAGCCGCATCAGGGCAAGATCGAGCAGATGCAGTGGGGCGATGAGCCTATTTCCCTCCTGATCACGGACGCGCCGAAGCGAGTTCCCGCAATTTCCGCCGTGTTGACGAAGCTGCGCCATGCTCTGAGGCCGGGCGCCATCATGGCGTGGCAGGATTTTTGCCACTTCCCGAGCTACGAGATTCCAGCCTGCCTCTATCGGCTGCGCGAGCATCTGGAATATCGGACCGAGGCCATCGTTCCCGGCACTACGCTCGTCTTCACCTTGAAGACGCAGTGGTCGTCGGAAGAGGTTTCGCTTGACACGCTAGCGCTGAGCCGCTGGGCGCCGGCCGAGATCAGTAAGGTCTACGAGCACTGGCAGTTCCATGTTCCGGCTGAGAAGCAGCCGCTCTTCGATTGCGGCGGTGCAATGTTCCTTTGCGACATTGGCTTCCCGGAAAATGCTGTTGAGTGGCTCGCCTGGGTCCATCGTGATCACGCCGACGCAATCCTGCCGAAGTGGCGCTACCTGAAGGCGCAACGCCCCGACTTTCGCACCCGCTACAAGCCGCTGTTCGATTATCTGGAAAGCCAAGGCGCCCTCTAGTGCTCACGCTGGTGTCGTGGCTGTGGAATCAGCCGCAAGGCCGCGTCCGCTATCGGCCAGAGCATGTGTGGATCTGGGCCTCGATGGTAGAGCGCAACCTGTCCATGCGGCACCGGCTCATTTGCGTCACAACCGAGACTGATTTGCCGCCGAAGGTCGAGCGCATCGACCCGCCGGGCGAATTCGAGGACATTCAACCGAAATGGGGCCCGCGGAAGCCGAACTGCTTTCGGCGCTTGGTGATGTTCCGCAGCGATGCGGCAAAGACATTCGGACGCCGATTCGTGAGCATGGACCTCGATTGCATAATCGGTGGGCCACTCGATCCGCTGTTCGCACGCGAAGAAGAGTTCGTGATTTTCGAAGGCACGCATCCAAGCCGCCCGTACAACGGCTCGCTGATGATGCTCACAGCCGGCGCTCGGCCGCAAGTTTATGAGCAATTCGACCAAGCCGGCGCAGACGCGTCGGGCGAACAGTTTCACGGATCTGATCAGGCGTGGCTGGCTCATGTGCTTGGGCCGAACGAAGCGACCTGGACCGAGGCTGACGGCGTTTGGCACCTGCAGCGCTATCTGCAGCGAGCCCGGAAGGCCCAGCCGACGATCCTGTTCTTTCCCGGACGGCGGAAGCCGTGGGAGCTCGCTCCGATCTTTCCGTACATGAAGCGGCATTACCGCATCGCAGAGAGGGAGGCCGCGTAGTGGAGATATTCGGCCTTTCGATCACGAGGCACCAAAAGACGCTATCGCCTCCTGACAGCCGCGGTTCGTGGTGGCCCATCGTGCGCGAGCCGTTCGCCGGTGCATGGCAGAAGAACGAAGAGCTGAGCAACGACGCCCAGATGGCGTTCTTCGCCAATTTCGCCTGCCACACTCTGATTTGCTCCGACATATCGAAAAACCGTATCAGGCTCGTGGCCCAGAATGGGCAGGTGTGGCAGGAAACGAGCAACTCTGCCTTTTCACCCGTGCTGCGAAAGCCGAACTCGTTTCAGAATCGCATCCAGTTCCTCGAGAATTGGGTCACGTCGAAGCTGTCGCGCGGCAATACCTACGTGTTCAAACAGCGCGATGGCCGCGGCGTCGTTGTTGGCCTTTATGTCCTCAACCCTGATCGCGTGCAGCCGCTCGTGAGCGATGACGGGCAAGTCTTTTATCGACTCAATAAGGATAATCTCGCCGGGATTGAGGATGCGGGCATTGTCGTTCCGGCTCGCGAGATCATCCACGACCGATTCAATCCTCTGTTTCATCCGCTCGTCGGCATCTCGCCTCTCTATGCGGCGGCGCTGGCGGCGACGCAGGGCACGAACATTCAGCGCTCAAGTGCACGCCTCGCTTCGAACGGTGTGCGCCCGGGCGGCATTCTCACCGCCCCGGGCAATGTCGATCCTGAGAACGCCAAGCGGCTGAAGGAAACGTGGGAAACGCAATACGCTGGCCCGCAAGCCGCTGCGAAGATCGCGATCCTCGGCGACGGCCTTTCGTTCCAGTCGCTCACGATGACCGCCGACGACGCGCAACTCATCGAGCAGCTGAAGTTCACGGCCGAGATGATCTGTTCGGTGTATCATGTGCCGCCGTACAAGATCGGCGTGGGGGCGCTGCCGAGCTACAACAACGTCCAAGCGCTGAACGTCGAATACTTCAGCCAGTGCCTGCAGAAGCACATCGAGGACATTGAGCTTTGCCTCGACGAGGGGCTCGGCATTGGCGAGGGCGTCAGTGTCGGTGGCCAGACTTACGGCACCGAGATCGACGTCGACAATCTCCTTCGCATGGACAGCTCGACCCTCATGGACGTGCTGGACAAGGGCAAGAACTACTTCACGCCTGACGAGGGCCGCGCGAAAATCGGCTATGGGCCGACGCCTGGTGGAGATGCGGTCTATCGCCAGCAGCAGGATTATTCGCTTGAGGCGCTCGCGAAGCGTGATGCGCAGGCCGATCCGTTCGGCAAAGCTGCTCCGCCAGCGCCAGACGCAAACGCCGCCAACGACAACGCAGCGGCCGCCCAGCGTGCGCTCGCCTTGGCAACGATCGCGAAGGGACTCTCCTGATGCTCGATGGCAAGGAGTTCGGGGAAGAGATTGTCTCCATCGTTCGCGGCTACGTCGAGCGGGAGATCGGGCCCGTCAAGGCGGAGAATGCAGCGCTGAAGGAGCGCGTTGCCGCGCTGGAGGCACGGCCGGCGCCAGAGAAGGGTGACCGCGGCGAGGATGGGGCGAATGGCGCGGATGGGGTTTCTCCGGAACCGGAGGCAATCGCGGCCGCACTTCTGCCGATCGCCGAGGAACTGATCGCACACGAGGTCTCGAAAGCAGTTGCGGCTCTTCCTCCGCCGGAGCGCGGCGAAAAGGGCGAACCTGGAGAGCGCGGCGAAAAGGGCGAGCCGGGTTTCGATGGCGCAAACGGCAAGGACGGTGCGGGCGTTGTCGATGGCTTCCTCAGCCGGGAAGGCCACTTAATCGTAACGCTGTCCGACGGCTCGACGCGGGACATGGGCGAAGTCGTCGGCAAGGACGGTCACGACGGCGAACCGGGCAAGGACGGGCGCGACGGCTTCAACCTCGAGGATTTCGACTGCGAAGTGGTCGACGAGCGCACGATCAACCTCAAGTTCGTGCATGGCGAACTCTCGCACAGCTACGAGCTCGTCTTTCCCGTGCCCGTCTACAAGGACGTCTACAAGGAAGGCGCCACCTATTCGCGCGGCGACATGGTCACGTGGGGCGGATCGCTTTGGCATTGCGATTCCGAAACCAAGGACAAGCCGGGAACTGAAAGCTGGACGCTCGCGGTCAAAAAGGGCCGCGACGGCAAGGACGCGAAAACACTTTGAGGGAGTAGACCAATGGCCTTCGGAACGACCACGGCGAATGCAATCCTCGCGTTGATCTTCAACGCCACGGCATGGGCCAACTACGCCGATAACGCGGGAACGTCGCCGCAGACCAACATCGCGACGGCGTTGCATACTGCGGACCCGGGTGCCGGCGGTACACAGTCTACCTCCGAGAGCGCGTACACGAACTACGCGCGGCAGAATGTGGCCAGGACGACGAGCGGATTCTCGGCGCCGTCGTCGGGCGCGACGGCTTTGGTGGCCAACCTGGATTTCCCGTCGAGCGGCGCTTCGGGAACCACGATCACCTACGGCAGCTTCGGCAAAACTGGCGGCGGCGCTACGGCAATACTCGTCAGTGGAGCAATCAGTCCGAATATCTCAATCCCCGCAGCTGGCGTGATTCCGCGTCTGACGACGGCGAGCACGGTCACGCTGACCTGATCAATGGCCCGATCTTCTGAATTTAGGTCCGCGTTGGCGAGCGGAGACGTTCGGCTGGTGCGCAAGATGGCTGCGCGGGCATTTCCGCATTTGCCGCAGCCGCAAACCGACGATGAGGCCGAGGCCCTTATGCATGTCGCGCGCACTGAGATGGCATCGCTTCCGCTCAAGCTGCGTGCGTGGTCTCACAGATGGCTCACTGAACGAGGCCTGCCGTCACATCTCCCTGACGAGCTCAAGCCAAAGGCGGAGCGGCTCTACCCGGTGATCGCCGAGGGCGTGCTGGTCGCCGTCATGGTTCAAGACGAGGAAATGAGGCCGTTCGCGAAAGAGCTTGAACGCAGAATGAGCGCCGCCGTCGAGGACGCATACGCGAACGGCGACACTGCGCCAGCGATCGTGCGGCAGAGAATGCGAGAAGCTCGCTCTCGCGCATACCGGGAGCTTCTCGGCAGCACAGCAGGAGCAATTTAATGGGAAAGAAAGCGTCGAAAACGCGGATTGCCGCAGCGACGATGTCGGCTGGCTCGAACGCCTCCATCGGCCCTGGCCTGACGGGCAAGATGATCGAAGACGCGATGAGCAAGGCAACGTTGGACGCGCTTGCTGGCGGCGTGACCGATCCACAGAAGATCCTGAAGTTGAAGCTCGCCGCGCGCGACAAGCTCGTGGCCGAGCATCGCAAAAAGGAGGCGGCGGCAGCGAAGGCCGCGTCTCGCGGCAAGTAGGCTGATCGGCGACCGGGGTGGCCACCACAACCGTCCTGCTCTCGACGACGGGCGCGGGCTCATGGACGCTTCCCAGCGACTGCGACGTAAGCGGCTATTTCGAGATCGTCGCGATCGGCGGTGGCGCAGGCGGCTCTCGCTCCACTAACGGCAGCACGACCTCGGCCTATGGTGGCGGTGGCGGGGCCATTGCCCTTTCGCGACCCTCTCTTTCGGGCAAGACGCCGGGCACAACCTCGGCGTTTATCAGCGTCGGCACCAAAGGAACCGGCGCGACAGCCTCCAACAGCCTCGGCGGGTCTGGCGCTGATACGTGGTTCAACTTCGCGGCCAATTCTGCTCCGACGCTCGCGAGCAACGGAGCGTTGGCGAAGGGCGCTCCAGCGCCGACGACCACGAGTAGCTCTGGCGGCGCTGCGGGAAGCTCTGTCGGCGATCTCACGTCATCGGGCGGCGGCGGCAATAATTCCTCGGCGACCGGCAGCGGCGCTGGTGGCGGCGGCGGCGGCAGCGCCGGCTCCATTGCCCTACTCCTCGCGCTCAGCCGAGGTGGCAACGGCGGTCAGGGCGCGGGCGGGACTGGCGATTTTGGCGGCGGCGGCGGTGGTGGAACGCTCGCGAACGGCGCGACCGCCACGACTATCAACGGTGCCAACGGCGGCACCGGATATAAAGGCGCGTCGGTCTCTGGCGGCGCTGGCGCGGGGTCAAGTGGTGCCGACGGCGGCGGAGGCGCAGGCGGCGCTGGCCGCAACACGAATAGCGCGGTAGCTTTCGCGGGCGGTCAAGGCGGCGCAGGCACCGAACGTTTCATTGGCACCACTGACGGGACCAATTTATTCAGTTCTGGATCGGCGACGTTCGGCACCGGCAGCAGCTACAGTGGCGGAACGATCACCTGCACGTCTGTTGCCGGAAACACGCTTATCTTTCGGCAGAGCGGCTTTACCAACGGCAGCCGCTACCGGATCAAGTTTGACTTCACGCAAAGCGCCGGCTCGGCGAACTTCCGCGCCAATCTGTCCACCACCGTGGGTGCCGACGTTGCCGGGACGCAGACGCCACCGGCCTCGTCCGGTACCATCATCTTTGACGTGCTCGCCGATGCAAACGGCGTCATCGCAATCGAGACCGACGCAGCGGGCACATTCACCGGCACGCTTTCGAATATCGACATTGAGCTATTCAGCAGCTTCACCAGCGCTGTCGGCTCTGGCGGCGGCGGCGGCGGCGGAGGCGGTTCGAACAACACAGGAGCAACTGGCGGAGCGGGCGGAGCTGCGGCTAATTATGGTGGCGGCGGCGGTTCAGGCGGCAATGCCGCAACATCCGGCAATGGCGGCGATGGCGCGCAGGGCGCGATCATCATCACCTATACCGTTTCAACGGGAAGTTCTCTGGCTGCTCCAGGATCAGCAGCTTCCTCACTTTCGGCGAATGCAATTGCTACGGCATCAGATGCTGCAGCGGGCGCTGCCTCGCCGAGCCTTTCTGGGCAATCGGTATCTGCTGCAGCTCTGAGTACGTCTGGAGCGGCGGTGGTCTCGCCGACGGGCCGGGCAATATCTGGCGCGTCCATCGCCTTCGCAGGCACGGCGGCTGACGCTCCTGTCGGTCAGGCGATCGAGGCTGCATCGCTGGCGCCTGCCGGAACCGCAGCCCTATCTCCGGCTGGCGCGGCAACAGAACAGGCGGCCTTGGCGGGCGCCGGGACGGCAACTGAAGCGCCGGTTGGGCAGTCGGTCGCAACCGCCGCCTATGCTGGCTCAGGGGCGGCGACTGACGTCCCGGAAGGGCGAGCGGTCGAAACGGCCCCCTTGAGCGCGAGCGCCGTTGCCGACTTCCCCGGAGTCGGCGCGAGTGTCACGATTGCCTCTGGCGGGTTGTCCGCGGTTGAAACAGGATCGACTGCTCTTCAGGGAAGCACGTCGACAGAAGGGGCGCTCGGCGGAGCTGGTTCGAGCTCCACGGCTCTTGCTGGAATAGAAATTGCCGCCACGGCGCTGAGTTCATCTGGGGTAGCCTCTTCGGGACTGACGGGCCAGTCCACAGCGATGGCATCTCTGGCTACGGCAGGGACGGCCTCCGCCCAGCCGGTCGGCGTGGCCATCGAGTCTGGGGCCATCGCTGGTTCTGGGTCGGCAAGTGCCGTTCCCGATCCTCGTGCCGTCGAGGCAGCCGCGCTAGCTTGTGCTGGAGCGGGCTCATTTGCCGGTGATAGCAGTGGATCCTCGAATATTGCTTCGGCGGCCCTTTCTGCTGGCGGAGCAGCCTCGGTCTCAGATGCCGGCGCGGCGGTTGCATCGGGAGCTTGTTCTGCGTCAGCGGCGGCAAGCGCCGCGAACGATGGCCGGTGTGTAGCGGGTGGGGCAAGTTCCAACGCGGGATCGGGCCTCCTGAGCACTGGCGGCGGCGCGGTTCATGAGGCTGGCATATCGTCCTCATCCGCCGCGGTAACTTCGCTTTCGGCGAGCGCCTATGCCACGGGCGCTTCGATTTCAGCGGGTTTTGGCGTTCTTGTCGGCGATGGGCACTCGATCGGCGAGGCGTCCATCAATGCTTTTGCTGGCGCAGAATTCGACGGCATCAGCGTGATTATTCCAGTGCCTGAGAACAGAACGACCTACGCTGGCGAGAAGGCGAGCGACAGCGAGGCTGACGCAAGCCTGAGAACGACCTACGCACCGAAGAGGGCTGCATGACGATACGCCTTGAGCCCTCCAAGCGCCCAGAAGAAAGCAGGCGCTACCGTCATGTCTGGACTCCCTATTTGGGAGACGACACGATCGTCAGCGAAGTCACGACCGGCGACGGCGTGGATGTTGATGCCGTTATCGAGGCTGGCGAGCAGAGCGTAAAGTTCACCATTTCCGGCGGTGAGCTGGGCACTGTGGGTCGGATCGTTCACACGATCACGACGTTCGCCGGCGATGTCGAGACCGAAGAGTTTCTGATCGACATTGCGGCCGATGAACTCGTTTCGCTCACCGATGCCAAGCGCCAGGTCCGCATGGCGGAGGACGACAACGAGGACGCGTTCATCGCTTCTCTTATTGCCCCAGCCCGCGCCTATTGCGAGCGCTACAGCAGCCATGTTTTCCTTGAGCGTTCAATCACCGAGACGTTCACCCGCTGGGGCGATTATCTGCTCTTGAGCAAGCGGCCGGTCATTAGCGTCGATGCAATTTCGTATATCGACACTGACGGAAACGAGCAGGACTACACCGGCTTCGTCGCGGCAGGCGATCCGGTCAGAATCTACCCGCCAGTCGGTGAGAGCTTTCCGGGCATGGCGGATGGCGGGACGGTAACTGTCGAATATACCGCGGGCTATCCAGACAACAGCACTTCGGAAGAGCCGCAACTCGCGCGACAGGCGATGCTCCTGCTCATCGGCCATTGGTTCGAAAACCGGGAGTCGGTGATGGTCGATACCCGCGCGGTTGCGGTCGAAGTGCCGCAGACGGTGAACGACATTCTTGATCTCATCAGGCCGGTAGCGGCGTACTGAGATGCAGGCGGGCAAGAGGGACTGCGTCATCGCATTCATCGCGGCGACGGACACCACCGACGACTACAATGCGACAGTTGAGGACTGGGATGATCCGACGACACTGGCCACCCGAAACGCGCGGGTGACGTTCGGAACCGGCCAGGAGAAGCGGGAAGCGGCGCAGCAGGCGGCGAGCCAGTCGGCGACGTTCGAATGTGTGCGATCGCCAACGCTCGATGCCGTTCCGATGACCGCACGGATCAGCTTCGACGGGTCACAGTGGAATATCACGGAGCGGGCTCCGCTCGATCGCAAGACGATCCGCTTCACTGCGGTGAGGCTGGTAAGCTGAAATGGATTGGCAGGGCGCGCTGATCGCGCGGGCCGTGGCGGCCTATCCGAAAACCTATTGGGTGAATGCTCCGCAAGGCGCGACGCTCCCTTACGCGACGCTGTTCGACGTGACCGAGCAGCGGCCGCAGACGCTCAGTGCCTACGATCTCGAATTCGCCCGCGTGCAGGTCGATGCGTGGGGTCTGACCTATGCGCAGGTGCAAACCGGGATGGAGGCGCTCATCGCAGCGCTCGTTCCCGGCAACACCAGCAACGGCCACACATTCCAGCGCGCGGACATCGCCCTCGGGCCGCGCGACGTTGGTGGTGAACGCGAGGGCGAAACGATCATCTACCGGAAGACGGCCGACCTGGTGATCGCCCACAGGCCGACATCGTAAGTTCCCAAGGAGAGACGAGATGCCAACGACGGAAGCCCGCATCGGCTGGGGTGGGGCCGTGTTCCTGTCCACCGACGCTACTGAAGCCAACCTGACTGAACTCGCCGAGGTCGTGGACACCGACTTTCCGGAGGATCAGGCCGACGAGGAAGAGGTCACGCATCTCAAGTCGCCAGGGCGGCGCAAGGAATTCATCGCCGGGCTGATCGATGCGAACTCGGTCAGCGTGACGATGAACTATATCCCCGGCTCAGCCACCGATCTTCTGCTGACGGCCGCGAAGGTCGCCGGCACGACGCGCAAGGTCCGGTTCGAGATTCCGGACGACACCGGTAGCGGCTCGATTGACTGGAACATCACGACCAGTTGCTTCGTGAAGAGCTACCGCCCTGACAAGATGGCGGCCGGCACGAAGATGACCGCAACCGCCGTCCTTCGCATCACCGGCGCGCAGGAACAGGGGGCTGGCGCTTCCGGGTCGTGAGCCTGATCGCTTTCCACGATGAGCAGCTTCTGTCGCTGGGGTGCAATCGGCTGAAGCTTGCGGTCGACTTCCGCGCACTGGACCTCGCCGAGCATCTGGTCGGTGAAATTGTGCCGGAGATACTGCCGAAACTCTTCTCGGTTCGCCCCTCACTGGGCGCGTCGAGCAAGATGCTCTGGGCAATGCTCCGGCGCCACCACGAGGAAATGACGCTTGATCAGGCCGGCGGCATCATCGTCAGCGAGCACTCCTCAAGCGCATTAGCTGCGATTCATGCGCTGCTGGGCCGAGCGCTCAATCTCGGGCGGTCTGAGGACAAAGGCGGGAAGCGCTCAGAAGCATCGTGGAGTATCGAGACCTTCCTAGTCGAATGGATTAGGCTCGGCGGCTCTCCTGCCGAGTTCTGGCTTCAGACGCCGCGGTCCTACGTCGTGATCATGGAAGGGATGGCCCGCGCTGCGACCATGCGCGTCGACCTCGCGATCATGGAGGCGTGGCACACCGCGTCGTTTGCGCTCGGAATGTATGGCGGCAAGCTCAAGGGAAAACGTCTCTCCGATTTCCTGACGAGCTCAAGGGCGACCGCCCCGACCGATTTCCGGTGGAAGCACGCGCAAGCCTTGGCTTTCTTCCACACGCTCCGCGAGCGCGGAGTGCAGATCGACATCAGCCGCGCGAATTAGGCTCAATGATCGCGGCGACGCAGGTGCCGACGGTGAAGATCGAAGCAACGATGGCAGCGGCAAGTCCGACCATGATGTCGAGCGATTGAACCTGCATCAGCTGCAGGTTGGCCGTGAAGGTGCCGTCTCCCGCCGAAACCGCGGTGCTGATCGAGAATCCGACGTAGAGAAAGTATGCGGCGATGAGCGCGAACACGAGCGCGAGGAAGCCAAGTCCGGTCGTCATGGCGGCAGGATAAACCAGCATGTCGCTGACTGTCCATGTCGACGGACTCGATGGCCTTTTAGCGGCGTTGGAGGAGCTGCCTCGCCGTGCAACGCAGAAAGCGGTCGTCAGGCGAGCCCTCAAGCAAGCCGCCGAGCCGATCAGGGGTCTGTGGGCCGCACTGGCGCCTTACGACGCGAGCGACTTGGGCCTTCACCTGCGGGATTCTGTCGTTGTGTCAGACAAGACGGTGTCCCGGCTCGGTGACCCGGGCGAGCCACCGGGCGCAGTCACAGTCTACATCGGCCCCAACAAGAACTTGCCGCGACATCACGGCATCTTCATGGAATTCGGAACCTTCAAGGATCCGCCACAGCCTTCGGGCCGGCCAGCCTTTGATGCCCGCAAGGAAGAGGCGCTCAGTCAGCTGGCCTATTTCATGTGGGTCGAGATCGACGGGACAGCCCGGCGTCTCGCCGCCCGCGCGGCCAAGTTAGCGCTCTAGAGGAAACATATGCCCTTTGATCTCAAGCCTTTCCTGTTCGAAACCAAGGTCGCGCTCGACAAGAAGTTCACCCTTCATCTCGCGATCGACGTCGCGTTCATCGACAAGCTTGAGACGCTTCTCGGCCGCGGCATGGAGGAGATCATCGGCGATGCGATGTCGTCGGCCTCGACCATGACGAAGCTCATGTGGTCCGCGACGCGCAAGCATCATTCTGACCTGACGATGGATCAGGTCGCCGGCATTCAATATTCGCCGAAGCACGGGCCGAAGGTAATGACGGCGCTCGGGGACTTGGTGCGGAAGGCGTTCAACGTCTCGGAAAGCGCTGATGGCTAGTTCGCTGATCGGCGCACTTCGCGTTGCGCTCGGCCTGGACACGGCGCAGTTCGAAGCCGGCGCGCAGAAGGCGCGGCAGCGGGCGCGTTCGCTCAACAACGACCTGACGAACTCGTTCAACGGCGCGAAGCGGGCCGTCGAAGGGCTGTTCGCCGCGTTCACGGTCGGGCTGCTGACCGAGCAGATCAAGAAGAGCCTCGATTACGCTGGAAGCCTTGCCGAGGTCAGCCGAACCCTCGGCGTGACGACCAAGGACTTGCAGACGTTCCGCTTCGCCGCGTCACAGTCCGGCGTTGCGCAGGATCAGCTGGAAGTGGGGCTGCGGCGGCTCACCGTCAGCATGGGCAAGGCCGAGCTTGGTTCGAAGCAGCAGGCCAAGGCTTTTCAGGCCATCGGCATCAGCCTCGACCAGCTGAAGGGCAAGAATACCGGCGACGTCTTCCGCTTGATGGCGGATGGGCTCAGCAAAGTCACTGATCGGTCGCAGCGTGCGGCGATCGAGATGACGCTGATGGGCCGGTCGGGCTCGACGCTCGACAATCTGCTCGCTCCCGGCGCGGCACGCTTGAATGAACTTGCCGAAGCGGCCCAGCGGCTCGGCATCGTGCTTTCGGATCAGCAAATCCAGGGTGCCGAGGAGACTGCGCACAAGCTTGCGGCGGTCAAGGAGGTGCTGGCCGCCCAGATCGCCGGCGTCGTTGCCAACAACGCCCAAGCCATCCTTTCGCTTTCGAGCGCGTTGGCGACACTGACGGGCGAGATTGTTCGTTTCCTTGGCAGCAATCCGCAGCTCGCGTTGGGCATCATTGGTGCACTGCTGGGCGGCGGCGTCGGCGGTCTTCCGGGTGCAGCGGTCGGCGCGGTGGCGGGCGGACTAGCCGGCGCCAAGCTCGCGCAAATCGGCGAAGATTCGAATACCGACTTGGCCTTCCGCAGCCAAAAGCTGCGCGAGGCGCTCGGCCGCTATCGCAACGCGCAAGGCGCACCGGGAAGCGCGGTTCTTCCCGGCGTCGGCGTTGATGTAGGCTCTGATGCGGCGAAGAGGGAGGTCATAAAGCAGACGGCGCTGCTTCGTCAGGCCACCGCTCAGCACGCTGCGGCGCGTGCTGGTGCCGGTCAAGCAACAGGCGCTAACTTGCCGCAATTCTTAGGCGGAGGCGGCGGCGGCGGTGGTAGTCGCGGTGGAAGAGCGCGCACGCCTCGCGACAACAATGAGCGCGACGAGTTCGAATTCGCCCAGCAGATGCGCGAGCAGGATTTGCAAATCCTTGATGCAAAGAAATCGCTCAGCCACGACTATGTCGAGCAGACGACGCTTTCTATCCAGATGCTGGATGTTCAGAAGGCCATCGTCGATGCCGAGATCGATCACAAGGTCGCGCAGGCACAGCGCGACTACGCCGATGGCAGGATCACGAAGGCGACGCTCGACGAGATCACCGCCGAAGCCGCCATTGCCCATGCGAAGGAAAACGAGCTCGACCATCTGAAACGTCAGGCCGTCCTCGATGCCGAGGCCGAGCAGCGCGCCAAGGACACGGCGCACTTCGTCGATCTCGGCTACGAGCTCCAAAAACAGAGGCTGCAGGCGGAAGCGAGCCTCGCCGAAACGGCAAGCGAGCGCCGAGATGCGGAATTGCGGCTGCTTGATCTTACCTATGCGCAGGAGCGCGCCCGGCAGGAGGCAATTCTCGCCGACCAGCAGTCGACCGATGCCGAGAAGGAAGAGGCTCGCCGTCGCCTCTTGGCGCTGAAGGGCCAATACGGCCCTGATCGTGCGGGCGTGATCCAGCAGACGCGCGGCCCGCTCGAGCAGTATCTCGCTAGCCTGCCGACCACAGCTGCAAAGTGGACCGAGGCGCTGCAGCAGGTCGCGGTCGATGGCTTTGGCGAGATTTCAAGCGCGGCCGACACGCTGGCGGGCAAGATCGTCAAGGTCGGCGGCATCTTCGGCAGCGTCACCCGGACGATTTTGGCCGATCTGCTCAAGATCGAGCTTCAGAAGATGGTCATCGCGCCCCTGGCGAACGCGCTCAGCGGGCTGTTCGGCGGGGGCGGCGGCTACAATTTCAGCGGTCTCGACGAAGGCGCGGTCTCCGCAATCACCTCGTACACGCCGCTCAAGTTTGCTGGTGGC